CCAAATGCTTGGGAATCAGCTTTCCGTCTCGGAGGACGAACGTTTCGCGAACCATATTTCGGAGTTAATCTAAAATATTAAGATCGTCAAGCGTCCTATTGAACTGGCTTACTATTTTGTCTCTGTAGCATGGCCACAACCCCGGTCCTCAACTCGGCAGCCGCGATGGCGTGATTGAACTGCTGGTCATCCACCGCCAGCGAGTGATCGGCGCGCGCAAGCTCCTGTTCGCCTTGCTGTTTTTGGGCCGTGAGGGAGAGTTCGGCCGCGTCTTTGCGAGCCAATCGCTGCTGTTCCGCCTCGTCATTTTTGGCCTTGAGCATGATGTTGGCCTTACCGAGTTCGCCGTCCTGCTTGATCTTTTCCATGCGCGGATCGGGGGGCGGAGGCTGTGGATTGGCTGCGGCCTGTTGCGCCTTGGCCTGTAGAGCAGACATGGTTTTTTCGATCACACCCTCCATGGTCCGACCAGCCTTGAATCCTCGGGCCAGGAACGAGAGGGTTTCACCAATGAGCGGCAGCATTTCCGGAGGTGGGGGATTTTGCATGAACGGAGAGATAAAGCTGCCGACCGCGCCAACGAATTCGACCCGGCTCTGCTTTTGCATGTTCTCATCCAGCGCCAACGTGCTGTCGGTCTCAATATCGACCCGGAACGTGCGGAGCCTGTCGTTGCGGAGCAAAGCTACGGCGCGGGCGAATAGCTGGGGATCGGGCTGACCTTGGTCGTTCAAGCAGAACGATTCCGCGTTGGTCATTTCCCAGAGAGTTACCGGGTCGTACATTTCGCAAATGATTTCGGCCATGATCCGAACTGCGTCTCGCGCGAAATCCGCGGTCTCGTCCTGCTTCGAGCGAATACGTGTTGAGCCGAACTGAGCCTTTAGGTTCTGAGCGCCCAAAGTTTCGTTAGGGTTCGACGCTCCACGGAGAATGTCGGATATGCCCGTGATTTCGTAGATAGCTTGGATGGTCTGCGCACGCGACGCGTAGGCGGCGACAAGGGCCTCGCGCACATCACCCAAAGGAAGCCATTCCACCGCCTTGGCCAACCCGCCCTTGGCGGCCAGATCGCCATAGTTCGCGACCGGGACCAGCACATTCTTGGAGCCGGACTCGATGACCTTATCCAATCCGGAAATACTGGAATCGTAGACTCCAGCGAGCTTCAGGCCGTCAGTAAGCCGGTTGATGCCGATGGTGATCTTGTCGAGTTCGTAAGCCTGGTCCTGGTACTGGCAGAAATCAGGAACTGGAATCAGGCTATCCGTTGTGGTCGTGGAGTAGATCGGCTGTGGGCACGGAAAGAAATCCTGAAGATCAACGGGAACGTCGTATTCGTCGGCATATTCCTCGGTATAGGACTTGCACACCCATTTGACCCTGTGGTCTCCCATATCCCAGACCTCATAAACACAGGCCTGCGTCGCATCGACCTGGGTCTCCTGGTTGCCCTTCGTGTTCTGAGGGGCATCGGTGAAACTAATGCGTTCAATCGGGACGGCCGGGAATTTGGCTTTGAACGCGTCCTTGTCGAAATAGACCTTCCGCCACGCCTTTGTGACCTCCGCCCAATCACGGCAGACGTTGTGCCCAAAATCCTGCCAGTGCACGAAGACCGGTTTGACGGCCTCTTCGGTGCGATTCCCCGTCGCGGCATCTATCTTCCCATCGTAGGAAATCCAGATCGTCCCCCGGCCCGGCAGGAGACGGTCGTCAACGGCTTGTTTCAAAGTCGTCCCGAGCTTGCCACGCTCGATCTCGACATTCGTTGCCCGTTCCGATATCTCGCAGGCGATGCGGCCGATGGGATCGCGATCCGTAAATCTGCGCACAACCTCAGCCTTCGGCGCGCGCGCGAACAGGGTCGGGCGCAGAACCTCGACGTTGGAATACAGAATGTTGAACCCGCGCTGCATGTCCTTGTCGGTACGCTCGTCACGATAGCGGCGGACAACCTGCTTGCCGCGCTCCATCCAGTCCTGGTAGCGCTTCTCGTAGGCGTCTATCGCGTCGATGCAGGCCGACGCCTTCCCGCGAGAGGGCGTTACCAAGGCGTCCGTTCCGTACTCAGCCATGTCAGTTACCTCTCAGCGCGGCGTCGGCGACCTGATAAGCAGGTGTGCCGCGACCCGAAATGATTTTAATTTGCTCCAAAGCGGCGACGTACTTTGCGTTGGAACGCATGGCTTTCTGTGCAGTTGACCAGTCCGGGTCTGCTGGTTGGTCGGCACGCACAATAGGCCCTGCGGAAACGCTCATATGCGCCGCTCCATCTGCATCCCGTCCCGCTGTTTCCAAATCTCATCGAGTGTCGGGAGCGCGGTGGATATCGCCGAAACGAAACCCTCCGGGTTCAATTCCTTGTACCCGATGGCTCCGTATCCGAAAGAATCCGAGGCGTGGCTTGACCAATCATGCACTGGATCGGTTGAAAGCTTCCGTTTCGCCGGGTCCCATTTGTAGTGGAACGCGCGCATCGCCTTCAGGCCGTCCTTGCACTTTTCACGGTCAAAGTAAGAGCGTCGAATCAGAGTTCGTCCGGCCGCAATTCGGTCTGCGTCGCTGTGCTGCATCACGATCTTCGCGTGAACGCCTAGGTCCGACATCTGCTCAAGAACCGAACGCTTCGCCGCGAGGTGTTTGATTCTGGCATCCCACGGGACGAAGTGATCGCCATAGACGTAACCCTTACCGTTAAGGATGCCGATGTAATGGTCGACATCCTCGCCCCAGTTTTCATAGAAGTCGATGAAGTACACTGCCCCTGGTCCGATCTGGAAGAACCAGATCGAGGTCATGTCGGAGCGTCCCAAGTCCCAACATGTATGAACCTTGCGGTTCGGGGCGTGCAGGACATCCGTTATGCCGTCATCCTTCTCACGGTTCGCCAAGGCGCCAGCGTAAACTGCGCCAATGACGGGAGAGTCAAAGTCGCAGCGGTATTCCTGATTAAAGAAGGCGAGTCCCTCTTTCTCACCCAGCTCGCGTTGGTATTCCTTCAGTTCTTGAGCGAGCGTTTCCTTGCTGAACACGCCGGTTTCATCGGCCGTGCACCGCTGCACAAACCAACTCGGGTCTCCGACCGCAGCGTCGAACATTTCCGTTGCGTGATTTCGTCCTCGCGGAGTGAAGATGAAGAGCGCCCAGCCCCCGTTCTCGGCAAGGATGGGCCGGAGGTATGACCATGCATGCGGATTGGACAGCGCCCATTCCGAGAAGACAATTCCTACAGGCGGCGTCCCGACCAGGCTGTCGTGGTTGTCGCTTCCGACGACCTGCCACGTACTGCCGACCTTGAACTTGATAAACATCTCGTTTTCGCGCGTCGTCTCACGAAGCTCTATTGGAAAGGCCTCATCGATTCTGCGCTTGCCGGTATGCGGGTTAATCGCGTCCCAGATTGCCTTACGGGCCTGCTTCGCCTCCGGCAAAAGATGCCAGTAGGTCCCGATGCGCTCGTGCAGCGCGCAGGCGGTGTAGTGCAGTCCAAGCTCATCCTTGCCAGCGCGCCGGTGCCACGCGACAACGGCTCGTTTGCCTGAGTTCTGAGCGCTGTGCATGTAGCGCCACAGCGGGTCCTGGTAATTCCGCGGCTCCCAGTTATTAGGGAGGGTGATCGCGTTCATTCCGGCTTTTTCACGATGACCGTGACCGCGCCCGAGTGTTCGGTCTTGTCGGTCAACATTCCGAGATGACGCGCCAGCGTGACGAGCGCGGCCTGTTTGTCGTGCAGCTTGAACTTGATTGAGCCCCCGTTCTCCGTCGTGCTCTGGGACACTTCCGCAATGCAGCGGGTCGCCTCATCCGCCATATCGCCCATGTCCTTGAGCGTGACACCATCGGGCCCGAATGCGGTGAAGTCGCGCATATTTGAAAACCCGAGCAAAGCAAGCTCACGAACGACCATATCCTGCGTGACATGGGTACGCTCCGAGCGGGCCTTGATGCCTTCCTGCACTGCTGCATAAACGAGAGGCTTAAAGCCCTTGCTGGTGGGGCAGAGCCACATGAACGCCTTGGACAGAGCTATGGACTTCGTATAGCCCGCAGCCAGTGCGGCCCGCACAACGTCGAGGTCGATCAAGTATTCCTCGACAAAGCGCCGTTCTTGCTCGCTGAGTTCCGTTCGGACCTTACCGGCCACTATTCCGCCCTCACGATACCCTGCTGCCGCATCCAGCCGACGTTGCTCATCCGATCATCTTCGATCAGCTCGCCGATGTTGTGGGCGTGAACGATCTCGTTAACTGCATCCGCAACGGTCTTTTTTGGTTTGAACCCCGTGGCGAGCAGCTTGGATGAATCCAGACGGTAGCTGCGTGGATCGTTGCTCGGCTCAATGACCAACTCAGCATGGGTCCGCTCCGCGATATGCTCAGCGATTTGCATAACGCTCAGATTCTCAAAGCCGGCGTTGTACACGCCGGTCAGATGCGGGTTGTCGAGCATGAAGCAGTAGAGGTCGGTAATGTCGTCAATGTGGATGTTCGGGCGTTGCTGCGCCCCACCCAGGACCGTGATCCGCCCACGATTTAGCGCCTGCATCGTCAGCAGATTGACTGCGACATCCAGGCGCATCCGGGGCGAAATGCCGCACACTGTAGCCGGGCGAACAATCTGCACCGACATGCGATCAGCATAGGACAGCAGCACACGCTCAGCCACCGCCTTGGCCTGACTATACACCGTAACTGGGTTGAGCGGCAAATCCTCGGTCACGCGAGGGGCGTCGCTAATGCCGTAGACGCTTGCGGAACTGGCGAAGATGAACTGCTTGACCCCGGCCGCGACAGCCGCAGCGGCTAAGCGCTCAGTTGCCCCGGCCCCAACTTCCCATGTCAGAGCTTTGTCTAGATTGGCGCAAGGGTCATTGGCAACGCCGGCAAGATGGATGATGGCGTCGACGGCCAACAGGCCACGAATACAATCGATGTTGTCCTTGATGATATTCAGTGCCGGGTGAGGCTTCAGGAAGTTGCCAAACCAGCATGGGTCGATAACGTCAACGCGGTGGCCGCGCGCCAAGAGCTTTGGGATCAAGACAGAGCCTTTATAGCCGCATCCGCCGGTGACGAGGATTCTCATTGCGGATCCTCCGGCGGTGAGGCGGCGTCGATGGCCCGTCGCCAGCCATTCTGAAAACCATCCTCGCCGCCGCCCTCAATCTCAAAGGCGTAATAAAGTTCGTACGGTGGTTCGCGCATGACGCG